GCTGGCATTGTTAGTGCTGATGCTGCATCACATGTCCACGCTGATACATACTCATAGTTTTTAACTAGAGTTATACCAGCATCTACGGTGGCATCATTTACATCTAACGATGTTAATACGCCATTTCTAACTAGGTCTTGCCATTTTCCAGACGCAAAAGCTATGTCTTTGGAATATGTAACAAAGTCAAATTTCCCGTAACTACCACTGCTTTCATTAATTACGTCACTTCTCATTTTCTAACCTCCTTATAAGTCTGTAAAGTTGTACAGACAATGAGTCTCAGGAATCGTTACTTCCAGACCTGCTTCTGTAAGAATCATGTCTTTCCGCAAGTCTTCGTCAGCCTGCTGTACGTTAGTTATTATATGAGTATCGCGATTAAGTCCGTTACCAACAAGCGGTCTGTATGCTACCTGAGACATGTCAACTAATGCCATAAACCCACTAGAGAGTCCTCTAAACAATGGTTCTGCAACCATAGATAAGTCTCCGTGAAGTGTGTTTACCTGCATAATGCTGTGTCCAAATGCACCTTCTCTTTGAACTGAATCAAAGTTGTAGCGCACTGGGTAGTCTTCAGAACCACCAGCAGATTTTGTTACAAAGGCATGCTGTCCCATCTTATTAAAATAAGTAAGAACAGGTCTACTTGCGAGTGCAAGCTTTTCCTTGTTACCACCTCTTGCTGGGTCAAACAGTACTTCAAAATCACTTAAAAGTGAATCGTAAGTTGTTGATGTTGATGCCTGTGTAGCAACATACGGTGCTCCTGAACTGTAACTCAATGCACCACTAGCTGCCGGACTTCCCTGATTGACAAGTATATGACCTACCAATCCTTCTGTGTATTGTATAGAATCTTGACGTGCTCGCTGACCAAACAACATTGCGCGTTCAATATCTACCTTGTGTTCTCTGAGCTTCATAGCCCAGATTCTATCCCATTCGTTCGCATATCCACGATAATTAGTAGCAATCGCCGTATTGGACATTTCAGCTGCAGTCTTGAATATTTGACAATATCCAAAATCGTCTTCTAACTGACTTGACCAAACGTCTGGAGAGCCTGAACCTTCACCAAATGCTGTACCAATCACCTGACATTCTGCATCATTAGCAATGTCATTGTAGTCAGTACCAGCGTTAGAGCTTGAAACACTAATAACTGTCGCATTGAAAGTTGTATAATCTCCTGCATCTACTGGAGCAGATTCAATCCTAACCAGTACTTGAGCTGCACCTACATCTGCACCGCCGCCGCTTCCGTCTGCTGTTTCTACAGCTATGACCATGCCTTTAATAAGCCAGTCAACAGAAGCACTTGACGCATCAACTCTCATTGATGTAAGTCCATCTCCAGCAGATACATTACTAAATGTAGTAGTATCAATCTGGAAATTTCTGCTAGTCCAATCAATCTTTGACCTGTTTTCAAGAAATCTGAACACAGGGTCGTCTGTAGGACGTTTTGCTACTTTACTAAGGTATACGAAGAATGGAGATTCTTCAGGAGCCAGTTCTGCTACCCTTTCGCCGAAATCATGTTTCCGCCTAAGGTCAGCCTGAGCTCCTACATTACTATCCCAACTACCTGAAACCGATGATGTCTGGTCGACATTATACGAATTTAGGGAGTCTTTTTGTATAGCCATTGTAATCTCCTATTTTATTAATTAATTATGGTAATCTACTGCCGCTACCTGAAGATTTTAAAAGTCTGTCAAATAAAGTATTTGAGTCATTTTTACTTCTTTCAGGTTTGGCACCTTGTAGAATGCCTGCAGATTTAGGAATACCTTGACTTCTTTGAGTTGCCTCTAAGTTTTCATTTGCACCAGTTCTTTGCTGTCCTGCTCCCTTGTTTTTTCTATACACATCTACTAATGTGTCGATTGGAATTTTATCCTTTGGAGTCATGGCAAATTTCATGAAGTCATTGACTTCACTCGGGTCTGTCATTCCATACTTAGATTCTAACTCATTCTTCAAGTTCTGCATTCCCATCTGCATCTGTAGTCCAGCCATTTGTTTCTTGACTGCACTACCTACCAACTTTTCATTTTCTTTTTGCCTAAGTCTGTAAGACTCAGAGCCGGGATTGGAGTAAGCTTCCCAAGGGTCGAAAGAGTCCGCATCTACTTTGGGCTCCTCCTTCTTTTGGGCATTGCCTGACAATGTATCTCGCATTGCATTTACCACGTCTGGTCTGCTTTCCAGCATTTTTGCAAGTTGAGCATACTTTTCAGTCTGGCCTTTCAACCTGTCATAATCAGCAGTTTGCCTATCATACATAGATTGGAACTTTTTGCTTTCGCCTTGCCAATCTACAGGGGCTTGTTCGACTGCCCCCGGTTCAGCCTGCTGTGCGACTTGTTGTTCTTCCTGTAGGTTTTCCATATTACCTCCTTGATTTTCTCTTGTTTGTTTAGTTACACCTTACGATGTCTAAAAAGAGACGTAACCAGATATTATGAGCCTTCAGCTCCCATTCGGTTTGCTTTATCCTCCATCGTCTGCTTCTGAATTTTCAGTTCCTCTTTGGCAATTGCCTTCGTGACCGCAGTTTCCAGTTTGTTGATGCTTGCTTTTTCTTGGTATTTAGCCTTTTGCGCAATGTCACCAATGTCCCCTTTGAACTTCTCAAGTTCGGCTTTTTGACGTGAATGCCTGACTTCTCTGTCGGCTGTCTGCAAGTCTCCCTCAAGTTTCTTAATCTGCTCTGTTGCTCCTTGCAACTGTTGTTGCAACTGCATTATCATTCCCTTACGTTTCAGAACGCCTTCTTTGTCAAAGATTTCAGTTTTCTTTAAAACCTCGACATCGTCTACCAGATTCAATTTGTAAGCTTCTAAGTACATATTGTACTCAGCCATCTTATTACTTGGTAAAGTTGAACCTGATAATATTCGAACATCATGTTGACCGATAGATATATCGTTCTCAATTGACATTAATTCTTGTTGTTTGTCATCGTATAACCTGTTGTTTACAGTGAATTCTGTAATATCATTATTAGGTTGTACAATGCGAAAAGTTTTTTGAAAGTTATAATGACCCTTAGCAAGTCCATAGATTACTTTGCCAAGTCTATCTAAACTTCCTTCTATATCTCTTAATTTAGACTTTCCCCTGCTTTCTCCCATCTCTGAAAGCATTGCTGTACCTCTTACTGTATCCGGCGCTCCCTCTTTAAATCCCTGCATTAATTCCGGAATGCCGAAATTGAGGTCTATATAATGCTCTACTCTGTCTATAAGATGATAGAACTCGGATGCTAATGGAGATGGTTGAGGAAAGTGAGGCTCTCCAAATTCAGGATTATACTGTATAACTGCATTTGGGTTTGCCCAGTCTACTTCTAATTGTTTTAAATCATCTACACTTCCTTCAGGAACTAATAGTTTTAATCCTGCTGAAGACTGTGCGTGTGATAATGTTAAGCTGAATAGCTTATTTAATAATCTTTGCGAGTCCTTTACTTTACTTACGTCTGACTTTGGATATGGAGTGTTAGTCCAAATGTTAGGGACTGGTATAATTGGATAAGAATCAGAGTTTAATATGCGTTCATATAGAATGTATGAACCCACTGAGCAAGTTACCTTTATTCTCGTTTGAAGGACTTCAACGGCCTGTACCAGCCCCTGTTCAAAAGCTTCTGGACTCTCAGTCATTAATTGCTGCATTTCTTCCATATCCATAACTTTTTCCGCACCAGATTGCGAATCAAATATTCTATAGAATGGAACCTTTACTTTTTCAAAATGCTCAAGAATCCTATATTTTTCTGTACCATCGCCAAAGTCGTAATCTTTAACAATGTCAGGAGTAAACGAGCCAGCTGTGTTTTTCATTGATGAATCTGGATAATCCTCTTCCATATCCATCGTTTCTATCTCTTTTATGTATTCTTCAAGGGCGGGGTATAAATCAAGGAGCTGTTCTTTGGTTATCACCGTTGATAATAGTACACCAGTAGCATCATCATAATATCTATCTCTTGATGCCGGGTCTACATATACCCTAAATGGGTCAACATAAGTGAATTTTATTTCACCCCTTCCATAGTCAGCTTCCGGGTCTGTATATGCATAAAAGTATCCAAGACCTGCTACTGCGTAATCGTGCACTGCCTGCTTGAACTGTGTAGCTCCGTCAGAGATGTCCCAGATATATTCAAGTATCGTTCGCCAGACCATAGCTAAACGATTGTCTGAATCTTCCCGCCCTATAGCTGTAAACTTTGGAGACTTCGAAGTCAGTAAAGATTTTAATTTATCAACTGCTGCGTATACGCGGTCAATAACAAAATCTGCCTGACCTATTGCCGATAAAGCGTCAGATTCGCCTGTTGTATAATGGTTTCCAAGAACAAAATCCACTGAGTGCCTTGCTTCTGCATCCCAGTCTTTTCTGGCATCTCGCCAGCGCCTAAAGAGCTCTAACGACCTTTCGGCTTTTTCTTTCTGTTCTTCTAAGTTATATTCTGCTATTTTAAACTCCTAACTTTATGCATACATACAATATAAGCCAAAATGGCACATTTGTCAACCTTTTTTTTATAGCCTTAGTCCAGTAATCCAATTTATCTTCTTACTTTTTGGCAGACTAAGTTCATCCTTTTCCATCTTTTCATCAAAATCATTGACATTGAATTTCCTGCTTAATGGTGCTCTAGAGTTGATACATGCATACCACATCCCATCTAATAGGTCATCATGTTTCGCTTTTGGGAATTGGAACATTTCGTCAAAAAGTTCTGTATTTTCTTTCTTAATGAATAGTTTTTTCCTGTTTACTATTGGACATAATAATGATTCTATTCTGTCTTCTTTTTTTATTCTGTTTGGCGGTCTGGTGCCTCTTATTATGCCCGGCATCATCTTTCTGTCTTGTGATGACAATTCTCTAACTGCATCTTTTATAACACCTTGAGCACCTACAACCTCTACACTAGCTCTCTTTACAGGAGCATATAGCTTACAGTATTCAAGTATTCTATTAGGCATTTGGTATAATGGAGAGTGTTCTCTGTAATAGTCTATTACATAGTAATTTTTATCAGAATCAACACCTATTACCACTATTGACTGATAATCATGCTTGGCTCCTGCTTCGTATGCCAAATCGACACCTATATATACATTAACAGGTATTGCATCTTCCTTTGTCAGTACATAGCCAAATCCATTACTTTCTCTGTATTCTCCTGAATAATACTGAATTCTATCAACTTTGAACTTAAGGCTGTCTATATCTCTGGCCTCGTTCATATATTCCTGTGCAAACTTGTGCACAAGCCCCATATCCTCGAATCGCCGCCTGATATCCTTTAACTTAGCTTTAGAAAAATACGAAGGCCATAGCGCTGTTCCATCTTTCATTGCCTTGTGATATATCACTTCCCAAGCATATCTCCTCTTTTCTCGCTTTGCATCTTCATGACCATCGTATATACTCTGTAAAAATGAATCATAGTGTACTATTGTGCCTATAAGCCATACCTCACCTTCATTTCCTTTTGATTCTTCAAGAGCAGGTTCTACAGTAGACATTACCCATTCCTTGATTTCCCTGCGCCTTTCTGGAGTTTTGGTATTTAATTCTGATTCAAAGTCATCAAGTACGATTTTAGTGTATCTTAAACCTATCTCAGACCTTCCTCTAAGTCTCTGATTAGTACCTTTTCCTATTATCCTGTCACCTTTGCTGGTAGTAAATTCCTTTTCAGTCCACTTAGTTCCCTTA